ACATCGACGCCACGTCCGCGCCGGCTCACTTTAATTGCCTTTGCCGGATGGCGCCGATGAGCGATGATCTGCCCGAGCGCGAGCCCCCCGACTTGGGCTCGTTCAACGACTGGTTGGCCGCCAAAGGCCGAGATAAGGCAAGCGCAGCATGAGTAAAAGCCGACGAATGAAGAAACTTCTGAAGCAGCAGATCGAGGCGGCACCGAAGCCCATCGAGCAGACTCCGGACGAGCGCCTGGTGGCCATGCAGGTGATCAAGAACGGGGCGAAGTTTGACTCTGAGTATCGTTACGATGATCGATTCAGACCGGGCAACCCGACCGACTTCGCCTCGGTTCACACCGTTGCCGAAATGATGGCGCATCTCTCACAGCCCGGGTGCAAGACCGAGATCGATGCCCGGGTGATTGAGGTCAATCGACACGGCGGCTATCGGTACCGTCGCATCAAGGACGTCGAAAAGTTCAAAGAGACTTGGAAGAAGAACGCCCGCGTGAAGAAAATGCGCGAGGCCAAACACAAGGAATGGGGAGGAGACGCCTTCGCGACCGATGGTACCGGCGGGGCGGGAGCCAACTCAGGCATGACCGGGGACGATTACGTCCCGCTGCTCGGTGGACCATTCAACAAACAGCCATATCTCTATGACTACCTTCGTGCTCACGCTTATTGTTTCCATGAGTATCATCACCACCCATTCGCCCGGGCCATTGTCCACATTACTCGAGATTTCGTTTTGGGTCGCGGCTATCGTATCGATTCTGACGACCCCCGGGCTCTAGCCCTTTGGCGGGCCTTCGAGGAGGTTAACAATCTCCAAGCCATGATGGAGCTCGTGGTGTCCGAGGGGTCGATTTACGGCGAGAACATGATCTGGTGGCTTCCCAACAACGACGTGAATATCGCGTATAATCCCGGCCCAGGGCAAGAGCCGGGCAAGGGGATCATTCCTCGAATTCGAATGATCGATCCGTCCACGGTATGGGAGATCATCACCTTTCCGGAGGACATCACCCGAGTACTGGCGTACGTGCAGGTGTTCCCTACCCAATATCAGATCTATACGGGCACGTCGGGGGGCTCGCCAGTGCCTACTGCCAAGTTCGTCATGCAGCATATTCCGGCCGAAGAGGTGATGCATTTCAAGTACAACTGTGTGTCCAACGAAAAGAGGGGTCGATCTGATCTCTTTCCGATTCTGGGCTATCTCAAATGGATCAGGGACGTGGTCAACTACAAGCTGATTGCCTGCAAGAAACAGTCAGCGTGGACAGAGGACATCAGCGTCGAGGGATCTCAAGCCGATGTGAACCAGTTGACCAATGATCTTCAGAATCTAGGTGAGTTCGAACCGGCCGGATCTCGATTCATTCACACCTCAAAGATCACTCGGCAATATCTTGCCAACGCAATGGGACAGAGCGGCAAGGATGAGACACTCGAGTGGGGCGTCGACATGATCGCGGTGGGCTCTCAGATACCCGCCAGTTACTTTGGTCTGCTTAACTCGGCCGGCGCCACGAGAGCCTCGGCGTTGGTGGGAACCGAGCCTGTAGCCAAGAAGTTCGAGCAGAAGCAGAAGGAAGGCGCACGTCTGCTGACCATGATGTGGAGACGATTCCAGGACAACTACGGCATACCGGGCGCCAAGTGCGAGGTCACCTTCCCCGAGGTCATCTCACAGGATTCTGATTCTAAGATTAAAACTCTCAAGTTTGTGGAGGACTGCGAATACATTTCTCATCAGACCGCCGCTCAGAAGGCGGCTAAAGAGATTGACATGGATAGTTACAACTATGAGGAGGAGATGGCTCAGATCAAGTCTGAGCAGGCGATGCACACCGATCGCACGTTGATCACTCCTCTGACCTCCCCGCAGCCCCCGGGCTCGGGTGCGGAATCTAGCGAGCCTGAACAGCCGGGCAGTGAGGCTCCTGCCTCGCCAGCGCCCGACGGTAAAACCAACAAACCCTCAGCCGTGACGGGCGATCAGAAGCGCTCGCTTAGGTTGGGCATGGGAGCGTAAATGAGCGTTGCTTTGAGCCGGCGCTTGCCGGATGATTTAGACGAGCTGATGGAGGACCCCACGAAGTATGGCATGCCCACCTTCGAGGAGTTTCGTCGAAACAAGGAGAAATATCTTGGACGCCCAGACGATGAAGTCGCTTCAGTGGATCGCGGCGATCCTGTTCTGGGCCTCCGCCATCGCTATTACCTCGACACCCTCGCCGGCGAGTACCGAATCGATTCACTCGAACAAGCCGATAGAATCTGTCGGGAGATGGGCAAGAACCTTTTCACCGATTTTTATGTGGACCCACAGATCAGGGACGACGGACCGCAGGGTCGTTCTCTGATCACCCACGTTTACTTTCGAGCCAAGGATAAGGTCGAAAAGAGAAGGAGTTGGGGATGAGCGCGAAAGCCTCTCTCACGCTGTTTGGAAGAAAACCTAAGGAGAAGGGGGCCGGAACTGAACCTATTCAAATGCCTAAAGATCTCCCGCAGGGCACGGGCGAGGAAGAAAACGAAGAGCACGTTGGAGGTGGAATTTATGACAGAAACGTTTTCGTCATGCCTAAGGATAAGCCCTCGGGACATGAGACAGCAGGTCTCAGCATAGGAGGAGCGGTCACTCGAGCTCGCGGGAAACAGGCCAAGCTATCCTCGACACCAATCAAGTTTCGAGAGACCGACGTCTCGGGCGTTCCTCAGGGCACGGGTCGCGGCCGCAGATTTAAGGCCATTCTGATTCAAGAAGGTCTAGGAAACATCAAGGACTGCTACTACTACACGAAAGAGGCGATTGCCTCAGGCGTTGCTGTTTTCGAGGGGTGCAAGTTCTTCATCGATCACCCGAGCGAGTCCGAAGAGATGGATCGCCCCGAGAGATCGGTGCGTGACGTAGCGGGGCACTTCGAGAACCTCTCGGTAAATTTTGCGGCCGAGGACGGACGAGCTCAGCTGATGGGCGATCTGCTCGTGATCGACGGACCGATCGGCGATCAGGCCGTCTATCTGATGAACGGATCGTTGACCTACGCGAATAAGTATCCGGGAAAAGACTTGATCGGACTTTCGATCAATGGAGATGGGGCCAGCGGCTCAGTCGGACTCGAGTCCTTTATGCAGGAGAACGAGATCCCCGAGAGCTGCCTGCCGAAGTTATTGAACGCTCAAGCTGAGGGCTTGACCGTGATCCGTCCAGTGGTAGCCTTTACCAGTGCGGTGAGTTGTGATCTGGTGACGGCTGCTGGCGCGGGCGGGAAAATCGCTCATTTACTTGAGCAGGAGAAAAACCGAATGGGCAAGAGGAAGGTCAAAGAGGCCAAGCGAGAGGAGACCCGCCAGGAGGGTGAAGAAGAATCCGGTGGTGACGGCGCGACCGGCGCTCCAGGCGCGAATGCCGACGACGCAGACGGCTCGGATGACTCGAGCGATGGCGGCGATGATAGCGGTCATGACGATTCCGATCAGGATGCCGAGCTGATTCGTCAGATGCTGAACGAATATCTGGGCGATGGTCACGACGAAGAGACCATGGCGCTGGGGCATCAGGCCATGAAGAATGCCAAGGCCATGGGCATGGACGACAAAGAGGCGTACAAGTGTGCCGGCTATAACATGAAAATGGCCAAGTACATGCAGAAGCAGTCCAAACAGGAGGGCGAGGAAGAGGAAGGCGAAGAGGCGCCGGCCCCGAACGCTGGTCCAGGCGACCCTGGCCCGAGCGCAGATGGCGGTCCGCCCACGCCGGCTGCTGGTGGCCCTGATGGTTCGAATCCTAATCGAGGCGCTCCGCAGAATAAGTCCAAGGTTCCCCCGGGTAAGAACACTCAGCAGGCTGAGGAGGCCGAAGAGGAAGAAGAGGATGGTGCTCCCATGAGTCAGGAAAGCGCTCGAAAGGAGCTCCGCAAGGCACGCGAGACGATCACTCGACTGTCGGGCGAGAACTCTCGGCTACTCAAGGAGAATGAGACGCTCAAGATGGGGGACTTCGTGGAGAAGACCCTGCGCGAGTCTCGCCTGCCGTTCTCGGCCACCAAGAAGTTTCGGGAGTGTATCAAGGATGCCCGGTCGCAGAAGGAAGTAATGAATAGACTGAAAATTTTCAAGGAAGGCATGGGCATCGGCGGTGAGGCTGATGGTCTTGGCTTCTTCATCGAAACCGAGAAGGTTCCGCACGAAGGTGGGTCTGGCGGGTTGAGCTTCGCCGACTGTCACGACTCGGACGAATAACCGACTTTTTATAGGAGAAATGAATCATGACTTACGCAGCAACCACTGCATTCGATGCGATCATTCGAAGCGGTGCAAATAACGGGAAGTCGATGTTCGACGACCTGGCCGCGTCCTCGGGCGCGTCCACCAATTCGTGGAACCAGGGCGACTTGCTCTGTTACGACACGTCCAACTTCTATCTGCGCGCGGTGACTGCTACCGGTGACGGCCTCTCCGTTATCGGCATCGCCGATCAGACGGTGACCTCGGGCAAGTTGGCTGGTCCGTATGACGGCTTGACGCAGAATAACACGGCCTCATATGGTCTGGCTCCCTCGGGTCCGAAATACGGCGTTGTTGCCCAGATGAAACTGGTCAGCGGTGTGGCGTACAACTTCGGATGCAAGGTCTTCCTGACCAACACGGACGCTCAAACCGTGTCTAGCACGGGTGGCGACACGAATTACGTGGGCGTCTACGTCGGACCGACCTTGGCGTCGGCTGGCTCGGCCGTTCGAGGTGCTTGCTTGATCGGTGCGCGTTGGCCCGCCGCAACCGGCACTGGCCTTAACTTCTAAGAAAGGATTCGAACCTTTATGTTCAATTGGCGTGAAGAAAAGGACGATGCGCCGACAGGCGTGGGGACCACTGGGGAGCCCATTAAGCTCAGTCGGCGCAACACCGCAGAAAAGAATCGAAAGGTTCTTGAACGCGCGTGTTGGAATAACCCTGATATGGCCGATTTTCGACAGACCATCAAGGAGCGGTTCAACTTCGATCTGCGGCAGAAGGATTTCAACCCGCATCTCGAATCGTTCAACTGGGGTAAGTTCAAACGCAAGATCTTGCGTGAGACGAACTCGGCCTCGGCTAACACGGCGCTCCTTCGGGCTGGCGTTCAGACGGCGGTCAACAATCTGTACCCGGCCGTGCCGATCACGTACGACAAGTGGACGCACGTGATTCAGTCCAACAAGGACACCGAGCTCTATGCGCCTCTCAACGCTCTCACCTTCTTCGGTGAGATCGGCGAAGGCGAGACTTTCCCGGAAGCTTCGGTGCTCGGAATGGACCTGAAACTTCGAAACAAGAAGTTCGGTCAGATGTTCCCGGTTTCGTTCGAGCTCCTGG